AAGTTCTACAAGGACGAGGCGTGGAACCTTCTGATGGATGAGGAGACCGAGAACGAAGACTTCAACATTCTGCGACGTAGTGCCCACGCACAGCGAATCAGCTACCGACCAGGGTATCGTCGCACAGCGAGGTATTAACACATGGGACGCTTGATCCGAGGGGATATCCCAGCCCTGTTCTTCGGGGTGTCGCGCCAGCCTATGCAGGTGCGCCAGCCGGGACAGGTGCAGAACATGCTGAACGCTATGCCTACGGTAGTCACCGGGGGATTCGAGAAGCGCCCCGGGTCACGCCACCGTATGGAGATTACGGGGATCGCCTCCAGCGCTGAACCGTGGTTCCACCACTACAACCGAGACGCCGCAGAGCAGTACATCATTATGCTGGAGCAGGTGGCCAACACAGGGCCTTCACTCCGCGTCTTTGATATGATCAACTACACTGAGAAGACAGTGACCATTGAGGACTCCATCCGGTACTTCGCGCGCAACCAGGACTCCACGACCACAGTGGCCACCGGAGATTCCGTGCGTACCTACAAGGCCAGCGGTGAGACGCAGATCGACCTGACCATCTCAGGGGTCGCAGGGTCTCTCGAAGTTGTCGTTCAGACCGCTCCAGATTCCTCCGGTTCGCCGGGCGCGTGGACAACGCGCGCAACCCTCACGTCTAATGGCTCGTCCACAGTGACGATGGAAGACTGGATCAGGGTCAACGTCACAGTGGCCGGCACAGGTACCTTCAATCTGATTGGTGTCTACCAGTCGCTGGACTACCTCAGCAACACAACGGACGGCCAGGGCTTCCAGGCCCAGACCATTGCCGACTACACGCTGATCGCCAACAACTCAGTGACCACGCGAATGATCCCTGACCCAGCAAGTGTTACGACCTATGGGCCGGCACAGAAGTGGGCTGATCTACCTCGCGTGAACGAGACTGTTGCAAGCTACCTGGACGGTCTAGCCGCTGGCACAACTTGGGTCAACACAGACACAGGCGCCGGGACAGACGACGTATGGAAGGTCCAGCCAGACGACGGCACCAAGGACGCCTACTACTACGCCAAGCTCCTGGATGACACAGCGTCGGTATGGGAATGGGAAGAGACATCAGACCCATCGTTCTCGAATGAGTTCGAAGAGGCCACGATGCCTTACCAGCTTGTTCGTAACGCTGATGGGACGTTCACCCTCAGTCCGGCCACATGGTCTGACCGAGAGACTGGTGACCCGACCATCGTACCGAACCCGGACTTCGTTGGGACCACCGTTGAGGCTCTGACGTTCTACCGTGACCGCCTGGGCTTCGTTGCCGGCGAGACGGTGTACTTCTCCGGCCAGGGCGCCTACTTCAACATGTGGCCCAAGTCGGCCACCCAGGTTATCGATAGTGACCCATTTGGTCTGGCGGCATCGTCGGGCATGGTGTCTCTGCTGAAGCACGCGGTTCCATTCCGTCGTGCCCTGTTCCTGACGGCCGGCTCGACACAGTTCGAGGTCTCAGGGGACAACCTGTTCACACCCGCCCGGGCAGCAATCGACTACTCGACCGCGTACGACATGGAGACAAGTGTACGTCCCCTCGCTCTTGGGGACACGCTGTACTTCCTGTCCACGTCGGGCGAACGTACACTGATGTACGAATACTACTACGATGATGCGTCGCTGTCCAACACGGCCAACGAGGTGACCACCCATGTACGTGGGTATATCCCCGATGGCGCCAAGTGGATGAGTGGCGACCCAACGCAGACCATGGTCCTAGTGGCCGTTGATGATGGAACGATCCAGGAGCTCTACAACTACAACTACTACTGGCGTGGCCGGGAGAAGGTGCAGGAGAGCTGGCATAAGTGGCGATTCCAGTCCGACACAGAGATCCTCTATATGGCTCATATCGACGAGCCGGTGCTCACGCTTGTGCTGCGCCGTACGTCGGGAGAGGTGTATGTGGAGACCATCGATCTGTCGACCAACGACATCACTACGGACGACCCGTACAACGTACGCCTCGACCAGCGTTCCTACCTGTCGGGAGGGACGTACGATTCCGGCACCGATTTGACGACGTTCACGCTCTCATGGGAGCACGACGATGATACAGGAAACATCATCGCTATTGCGTCGAATGACTTCGCTGCTGGTATCGCAGGTAACGCTCTGGTTGTGGCACTGTCGAGTACCAACACGTTGACCGTGGAGGGTGACTACAGTGCCGGCGCTGTGATCATCGGGAGACTGTACGATCATGAGGTTGAACTGTCGACCATGTACTGGCGCGCAGATGTTCAGAAGAACATCACAGACGGACGCCTCCAGCTCAAGGAAATGATCCTCGACTTTGAGGACACCGCTGAGTTCGAGGTGGAAGTTACACCCGAGCAGCGTACGGCAAGCACGTACAAGTTCAACGGCGCCAGCGATGGCGGAGCACTCACAATCGGATCGGTCAGTGTGGTGAGCCGAGGGACCTTCAGGTTCCCCATTCGCTGCCAGAATGAGAAGGCGACTATCAAGATCAAGAACAACAGCTACACGCCGTCTCGTATCGTATCCGGGGTATGGAGAGGATTCTATAATGAGTACAGCCGACAAGAGCAGACGCCGAGGCGGATTCGTCCGGCATATTAATTGGGAAAAGGACGCTAACCAGATCTGTGAAGGGGCACTCGC